TCCGTTTTTCTTTAAACCGATCCAGGACGGTATGGATAGACCAAAGCAGGAATTAGCTTATAGAGTTCCCGCTTCAAGATTAACGAAAAGATCTATACAGAATACAGACACAGACCAAGTAATATTAGAAGGGTTAGACACGACTATAGATTATAAGAATACAGGAGATAACAGTTATGACGGTGAGAAACTAAAGCTTTTAGTTCATGATGAATCAGGTAAATGGGAAAAACCTAATAATATATTAAATAACTGGGGAGTAACAAAAACCTGTTTACGTTTAGGTAGTAGAATAATCGGCAAGTGTATGATGGGGTCAACCTCTAACGCTTTAGATAAAGGAGGAAATAATTTTAAGAAATTGTATCAGTCGTCTGATGTAAACAAAAGAAATAAGAATGGCCAAACAAAATCTGGATTATATAGTCTGTTCATTCCTATGGAATGGAATTATGAAGGATTCATCGATAAATATGGAATGCCCGTATTCGATACTCCGGGAGAACCTTTAGAAGATCCATACGGCGATCCTATTGAGCTCGGGGTCATTGAGCATTGGAATAATGAGGCAGATGGATTAAAAGGCGACCAGGACGGCTTAAATGAACATTACAGGCAGTTTCCGCGTACAACAGAACACGCTTTTAGGGATGAGACTCAAAACAGCTTATATAATTTAGTAAAAATATATGAGCAAATAGATTATAACGAAGACTTAAAACATTCAGGGGTATTAACGCGTGGAAGTTTTAGTTGGGAAAACGGAATAAAAGATACCAAAGTTAAATTTACTCCAAATCCCCAAGGAAGATTTAATATTTCTTGGGTTCCAAGTTTAAATTTACAAAACAAACAATATGTTAAGAATGGTTTTAAGTCGCCAGGCAATGATCACATTGGTGCTTTTGGCTGTGATAGTTATGATATTAGCGGTACAACAGATGGCAGAGGGTCTAAAGGTGCTCTTCATGGACTTACAAAGTTTTCAATGGAAGATGCTCCCCCTAATACCTTTTTTCTTGAATACCTAGCTAGACCTCAAACAGCGGAAATGTTTTTCGAAGATGTATTGATGGCTTTAGTGTTTTACGGCATGCCTTTGTTATGTGAAAATAATAAGCCTAGACTCTTGTATTATTTAAAAAGAAGAGGGTATAGAGGTTATTCAATGAATAGGCCAGACAAGCTTTGGAATAAGTTGTCTAAAACAGAAAAAGAAATTGGAGGAATACCAAACTCTAGTGAAGATATAAAGCAGGCACATGCTGCAGCAATTGAATCCTATATAGATAGATATGTAGGGATAAAGGAAGACGGACAATATGGAGGAATGTATTTTAATACTACGCTAAATGATTGGGCTAAATTTGATATTAATAACAGAACTAAATTTGACGCGGCTATAAGCTCAGGTTTAGCTATAATGGCTGTTAATAGGAATTTATATAGCCCAGCCGCTGAAAGGCAAAAGCAAAAACTAAATTTAAAAATAAGCAGATACTCCAATGCAGGAAGTGTTTCGAAATTAATAGAAAAATAAAAATATGGCTGAGTCAGTTATAACAAGTTATTTTCCAAGCCAAATAGCTAGCGATTCTGAAAAGATGAGCTTAGACTATGGAACTAGAGTAGGTAGAGCGATAGAGAACGAGTGGTTTCGTTCTGATAATGGTATTGGTCGTTTTAAAAGTAATCAAAACACTTTTCATAATTTAAGATTATACGCTAGAGGAGAACAAGGGGTACAAAAATACAAAGATGAGTTATCAATAAACGGAGACTTATCTTATCTTAATTTAGATTGGAAGCCTGTGCCTATAATACCTAAGTTTGTAGATATATTAGTTAATGGTATATCAGAAAGAATGTTTGATGTTAAAGCTTATTCTCAAGACCCTTATGGTGTAGATAAAAGAACTAAGTATATGGAATCTATACTTAGAGACATGCAGACAAAAGAGCTTGGCGAATATGTAGAAGCTGAATTTGGCGTTAACTTATTCGAAAACAATCCGGAAGATCTGCCGAAAAACAAGGAAGAGCTTAACTTGCACATGCAACTGTCTTATAAGCAAGAAGTGGAACTTGCCGAAGAGCAAGCTATAAACACTTTACTAGAAGGTAATAAATACGACTTAACTAAGAAAAGATGCACTTATGACCTAGCTACTATAGGTATTGCTGCAGTTAAGAACGGATTTAGTAAAGCAGAAGGAGCTACAGTTGAATACGTAGACCCTGTTAATTTAGTTTGGTCATATACAGAATCGCCTTACTTTGACGATATATATTATGTTGGGGAAGTTAAGAGCGTACATATAAATGAATTAAAGAAAGAATTTCCTTGGCTTACTAATGATGACTTAAAAGAAATATCAAATCAATCTTACCAAAACAATGGATTCTATGATAGAACTTTGACTAATTATGATGAGGATGATTCTAATACTGTTCAAATACTGTATTATAATTATAAGACTTATGCTAACGAAGTTTACAAAGTAAAAGAATCCGCTACGGGTGCTGCAAAACTTATACCAAAAGACGATCAGTTTAATCCGCCCGAGGAATTATATGTTGAATACGGTATACAAAAATTATCTAGATCACTAGAGGTATTATATGAAGGAGTAAAAGTTTTAGGTGGTAAAACATTAAAGTGGGAAATAGCTACTAATATGATACGCCCTAAGAGTGATTATACTAAAGTTAAAATGAACTATAGTATTGTTGCTCCCAGAATGTACAAGGGGCGTATAGAAAGTATTGTTTCTCGTATAACAGGTTTTGCTGATATGATTCAGCTTACTCATTTAAAACTACAGCAGGTATTATCTAGAATGGTACCAGATGGTGTTTATCTAGATGCCGATGGCCTAGCCGAAGTAGATTTAGGCAATGGAACAAATTACAATCCGCAAGAAGCATTAAATATGTTTTTCCAAACAGGTTCTGTAATAGGTAGATCATTTACACAAGAAGGAGATATGAATCCTGGTAAAGTGCCTATTCAAGAATTACAGTCTGGATCTGGCGGAGCTAAATTACAATCTTTAATATCTACATATAATTATTATATGCAAATGATTAGAGATGTAACAGGGCTAAATGAAGCTAGAGACGGTAGTACCCCAGATGCTAGGGCTTTAGTGGGAGTGCAGAAATTAGCGGCAGCTAATTCTAATACAGCCACAAGACATATATTGGATGCTACTTTATTTTTAGCAAAAGATTTATGCGAAAATCTATCATTGCGAATATCTGATATACTTGAATACTCGCCTACTAAAGAAGCTTTTATACATAAGATAGGTAATCAAAATGTAGCTGTACTAGAAGAAATGAGTGATTTATATTTATACGATTTTGGTATATTTATAGAGTTGCAGCCAGACGAAGAACAAAAAGCTGTATTAGAAAACAATATACAAACAGCTTTGCAAGCAGGACTTATAGATCTTACAGACGCTATAGATATAAGAGAAATAAAAAACATAAACTTAGCTAACCAACTTTTAAAAATAAGGAGAGTTGAGAAGCAAGAAAGAGATCAGCAAATGCAGCAGCAGAATATACAAGCGCAAGCACAGGCTAATGCTCAAGCTCAACAAGTTGCTGCTCAAGCTGAAGTACAAAAACAACAAGCGCTAACACAGCAAAAAATGGAGCTAGAACAAATGAAGGCTCAAATTAATGCACAAAAAATGCAGGCTGAAGTTACAGCTAAGAAAGAGTTAATGAATCTTGAATTCCAAATGAATATGCAATTAAAGGGCATGGAAGTGCAAGGCAAAAAATCTGAACTAGCCGAGCGAGAAGATAGAAAAGACGAAAGAACTAAAATACAAGCGACACAACAAAGTGAGTTAATAAATCAAAGACAAAATGATACAATGCCTAAAAACTTTGAATCAGCAGGAAATGATGTGCTTAACGGCAATTTTAACTTAGGATCTGGTGATCCTAGGTAATAATAGTAGTAATAATTATATAATATTTTATCATGGAAGAAGAAGTAAAAACCGAGGTAGAGAAGACGGAAGAAACTCAACCTCAAGAAGCTGCCCCTATTACACAGGAGGACAGTGGATTAATCAAAGTAGACTTAGGTCAATTAAACAAAGCAGAAGCAAATGCCATTCCAGAACAAGAAACAGATGCAAGCGATGTTCCTGTCAGAGAACCCGAAGACGCGAAGAGTAGCGAAGAAGTGGTTCAAGAAGTACGGGAGTCCGTTCAAAATGAAGAACAACCTGTTCTACAAGAAATAACGGAAGAAGAGGTACAGACCCAAGTAGATGCAGTAAAAGAACAAGTAGAAGAGGCTATTGAAAATCAACAGCCTGGAGTGGATTTGCCTGAAAATATTCAAAAGGTTGTAGACTTTATGAATGATACAGGCGGCAGTTTAAAAGACTATGTTAATCTAAACACTGATTATTCGTCTCTTAATGAGGAGCAGCTACTAAAAGAGTATTACGAAAATACTAAACCTCATTTAGATTCAGAAGAAATTGGATTTATCATGGAAGATAAATTTAGTTTTGACGAAGACATAGACGAGGACAGAGATATTCGTAGAAAAAAGCTTGCTAGAAAAGAGGAGTTAGCTAAAGCTAAAAATCACTTAGAAGGATTAAAAAGTAAATACTACGATGAAATAAAAGCTGGGTCACGGTTAAACCCAGAACAAAAAAAGGCGGTTGAATTTTTCAATCGTTATAACCAAGATAGCGAGAAGTTGACAGCAGATAGAGAAAAACAAACTTCTATATTTAATGAAAAAACTGAAAAACTATTTTCTAATGAATTCAAAGGTTTTGATTTCGAAGTTGGAGATAAAAAATTCAGGTATAAAGTTAATGACGTAGAAGGAGTGAAATCTAAGCAAGGAGACATTTCAAATTTTGTTAAGAAGTTCTTAAACGATAAAAATGAAATGGCAGACGCAAAAGGTTACCACAAATCTTTATTTACAGCAATGAATCCCGATGCAATTGCAAACCATTTTTACCAGCAAGGTAAAGCTGATGCAATGAAAACGAGTATGGAAAAAGCTAAAAACATTGACATGAATCCGAGAGGGACTCATGAAGATGTTAAACCACCTAATGGGTGGACAGTCAGATCTATACCAGGGAATAATGAGTCAACTACGAAGCTTAGAATTAAAAAGAGAAAATAATAATTACTAAACTTTACAAATAATGGCAAATGGATCATTTACTGGGAGCGCGGCGGCTTTAGCGCACTTAACTCCTAGACCAACACAAACGTTGTTTAACGACAACTACCTGGCCCTAGCGGACATGGATTTTACACAACAATTCTTACCAGAAGTATACGAAAAAGAAGTAGAGCGCTACGGAAACCGTACAATCTCTGGATTCTTACGTATGGTAGGAGCTGAAATGCCTATGGCATCTGACCAAGTAGTATGGTCTGAGCAAGGACGTTTACACATTGCTTATGATGATGTTACTGTTGCATCTGCAACTTCAATTACAATTCCAGCTGGAGCTGGAGCTACTAACAAAAACCTAATCGGACCTGGAGACACTATCGTGATCGCTGATTCTACTGGATTAACAGTTGAGAAAGCATACGTTAGCGCTGTATCTGTTGCGGGATCAGGAGTAGCTACTTTAACAATTGCAGGATATGCAGGAGCTGTTACAGTTACTGGTACTGGAAATGTAAAAGTATTCGTATATGGAAATGAATATGCAAAAGGAACTTCAAACGCAGGTACTTCTGTTGATGCTGCTTTCGAACAGTTTAACAATAAGCCAATCATTCTACGTAACAAGTACAATGTAAGCGGATCTGACACTGCTCAAATCGGGTGGGTAGAAGTAACTACTGAAGCTGGAACTTCTGGGTACTTATGGTACTTAAAGTCTGAGCACGAATCTCGTATACGTTTCGAAGATCACTTAGAAATGGCTATGATTGAAGCTGAGAAAGCTGCTACTGCTCTTACACCAGCTGCTGGATTAGGAGGAGGAACTGAAATTACTGGTTCTGACGGACTTTTTGCTGCTTTAGAAAACAGAGGTCTTGTTTACACGGACGCTGATTTCGGAACTGGGGGAGACTTAGGATTAAGCGATTTTGATGCTATCTTAGGAGAGCTTGATAAGCAAGGAGCTATCGAAGAGAACATGTTATTCTTAGATCGTGCAACTTCTTTGGGTATTGACAATATGTTAGCTGCTCAAAATTCTTATGGAACTGGAGGAACATCTTACGGTGTATTCGAAAATTCAGAAGATATGGCACTTAACTTAGGGTTCAGTGGTTTCCGTAGAGGATCTTACGATTTCTACAAAACAGACTGGAAATACTTAAACGATGCTACAACTAGAGGGCTAGTTGGGGATATTGAAGGTGTAGTTGTTCCTGCTGGAACTTCAACAGTTTACGATCAAATGTTAGGTAAAAACATCTCAAGACCTTTCTTACACATCCGTTACAGAGCTTCTGAAGCAGATGATAGAAAAATGAAGTCTTGGATCACAGGATCTGTAGGTGGAAACTTTACAAGCGACGAAGATGCAATGAACGTTCACTTCTTATCAGAAAGATGTTTATGTGTACAAGCAGCAAATAACTTCATATTATTGAAGAACACTGCAGGATAATCAATTTTATTAGTGTGCTGGGGATCTTTGGTCCCTGGCCACTATTTTTATCAATTTTATAATATTATATCATGGCAAACAAAAAAAAGCCCGTAGCTAAAAAAGCTGCACCACAAGAACCTATTACAGATGGGTTACCAATACAAGTAGAAAAAGTAGAGCCAGTAGCTGTTAAACCAGTTGAGCCTGCTAAACCAAAATGGGAATATAGAGATAGAACTTACGTTTTAAAAACAGGTAAATCTCCTCTTTTATATACGTTACCATCAAAGCATTCAGGAAGAAAGCCTTTGTTGTTTTTTGATCAAGAAAAAGGTTATCAAAGAGAATTGCGTTATGCTACAAATCAAAAATCACCATTTGTAGATGAACAAAAAGGACCAGTTACTCTTGGCAGAATAGCTATGAGAGACGGGATAATTAAAGTAAGAAAAGAAGATGTTGCTTTACAAAAACTACTTTCTTTATATCACCCTTTAAAAGATAAAATATATTACGAATTTGATCCAGTAAAAGTTTCTGTAAATGAATTAGATTGGATTGAGCTAGAATTAGAAGCATTAACATTAGCTAAAGATATAGACATTGATGCAGGAGAAGGTATACTTAGAGCTGAATATGGAAGTCAAGTTAATGATTTATCATCTAGTGAGCTGAAGCGAGATTTAATGATATTTGCTAAAAGGCAACCAGCATTATTTATAGAATTGGCTAATGATGATAATGTACAATTGCGTAATATAGGAATCAAAGCCGTAGAAGCTAGAATAATAAACTTATCAGCGGATCAAAGAACGTTCACTTACGGTGAAGGAGGCAGAAAGTTAATGACTGTACCTTTTGACGAACACCCTTACAGTGCTTTAGCTGCATACTTCAAAACTGATGAAGGAATGGAAGTGTATAAGGCCATATTAAAAAGACTTTACTAAGTCATCTTTATAGTAGCTAGGCTGCTTAACGGTGGCCTAACTATTATAATAATAAAAAAAGAAAAATGAGCGTAAATATAAATACTGTTTATCAAAGAGTGCTAGCTGTACTTAACAAAGAGCAACGAGGGTATGTTACGCCTCAAGAATTTAATTTGTTCGCAAACCAAGCACAATTGGATTTGTTTGAACAATATTTTTATGACATTAATCAATTCGGTAGAATACCAGGAAACGAAACCGAATATTCGGATATGGTGGATCTTTTAGAAAAAAAGCTAGCTATATTTGAAACATCTGCAGACCTGGTTGCTTCAGCAGGTAAATTTACTTTGCCTTTAGATATGTATAAGTTAGGAGCTATCCTATATAACAACATAGAAGTAGAAAGAATTACCCCTAAAGAATGGATATTAATAAACCAGTCTCCTTTAACAGCACCTAGTAACGCAAGACCTATATATAAGACTGCAGGAACTAATCTAATAGAAGCAAAAGGTACTGCTGCATTAACTTCAGGCGTAAGTGCTCAATATGTTAGAAAGCCTGCTACTGTAATATGGGCACACAAAACATTATTTAATGAGCCTTTATATGATCCTACAAATAGTGTAAACTTCGAACTAGACGTTTCAGAAGAAACAGAACTAGTTATAAAAATACTAGAGCTTTGCGGTATTTTAATAAAAGACTTAGGGCTATACCAAGTATTTGACAAAGAAGATCAAGAAACAATACAACAACAAAAATCATAATATATGGGTTTAATAACACAAACTGACGAACAATACTATTTAGGCCCTGACGGAGTATGGAATAGCTTTGACGAAAATTACGGTAGCTATCAGTTCACGTCTATAAAAGATGTTATAAATAACTTTATGATTTCTTATGTAGGTCTTGAAAAAAATATATCTAAAGTAAAAAGAACTGAGGTTGCTTTCCACGCTCAAAGAGGAATACAAGAATTTAGTTTTGATACACTGCCCTCTATAAAATCTCAAGAGATTGAAATAGGGCCTACTTTAAACTTTGTTTTACCTAAAGACTACGTAAACTATGTAAAATTAGTTTGGGTTGATTCTAAGGGCATAGAACGGATCATATATCCAACCAGCAAGACTTCTAATCCTCTACCTATACTTCAAGATTCTAATTTTGAGTATTTGTTTGACGAACAAAGCAGTGAAATATTAACTGCTGAGGAGTCAGAAACTAGAAAAAGATTTCAAACTCAGAACAATACAAGTGATAATAATAATGAGGATTTGAACGACCGACTAAACCAGGGAGGTTGGGGCAGAAGATATGGACTTTCTCCTGAGCAAGCTCAAACAAACGGAGTATTCTATATTGATCGTATATCTAATATAATATACTTTGATTCTAGCTTTGTGGGCAAGGTAGTAACTTTAAAGTATATATCAGATGGATTAGCTACAGATGAAGAAATGGTTATTCATAAGTTTGCGGAAGAAGCTTTATATAACTATATAGCTTATGCAATATTATCTAAAAGAGCTAATACTCCTGAATATTTAGTTGCTAGATACAAAAAACAACTAGCTTCTACAAAAAGAAATGCTAAATTAAGATTATCAAATATTAAAATAGAAGAGCTTACGCAAGTTATGCGTAACAAATCTAAAATTATAAAACACTAATATATGGGTGAGTTTGTACATGTCTTCCAAGCAGGGAGAATGAACACAGATCTAGACGAAAGACTTGTTCCAAATGGCGAATATCGAGATGCATTAAACTTAGATTTAGCAAACTCAGATAATGGTAATATGGGCTCTTTGCAGAATGTAGAGGGCAATTTGCAATTAAGGGGTAAACCTCAATGGAACGATAATTATATAGATTCTTTAACTAACCCAAAGTGCATAGGATCTTTTGTTGATGACAAAACAGATAAAATTTATTGGTTTATAACTTCTACAGAAGCTGACTGTATTGCTGAGTATAGATTTGCAGGTGGCCAAATAAAACCAGTTATAGTCGACACTAATAACGTTCTAAACTTTTCTACACAGAACTTAATTACAGGTATAAATATAATAGACAATTTATTATTTTGGACAGACAATAACTCTGAACCAAAAACAATAAATATTGATAAATTTAAAAGAGGATCTGTAAACTTTGTAACTCACACTAAAATACCAGCTTACGATAGTGCGAGCCAAACATACAGCGCTAATTTAACAGGTAGACCTGATTTTAATGAAGCAGATGTAACGGTTATTAAAAAGGCTCCTCTTACGGCGCTTACACTAGACATGTCAGCTAGCTCAAGAGGAAATAAACCCGGTACTGGGGCAAGTCCTGTACCTTATGGGGTGTACAATCCAACTCCAACATCAACCCCTCCTGCTGACGGCAGAATAAATTTTACTTATGCGCCTGATACAGGCACTCCTGAAGTTAGAGAATCATTACCCACTAGATATGATTGGGAAACCAATATAGCTGGAGATGCTGATTATTACGATGACACTAGTATAGAAGAGTGGGATGGTTATTTGCTTCTAAACTTTGCTTCAACAGGATTACAGTCAAACACTTGGAGAGTTGGAGATACCATTATTTTAACCGCGGACTTTACGGATGTTAACTTTACAGACTATGAATATTCGGTTTCTATTAGGCTAGTACAGGCTTTAAACGGAGCGGGATTAAATTGGAAAGCTGAAATACAAGCTATATCTTCTGATATTGGCACCTTTATTGACAGCGGGAGTAATATAATAGAATTCACTTGGGAGGCTTTACTTGAAGAAGAGGACGCTATGTTTCAGAATATATTTCCTAGGTTCGCATATAGATGGAAATTTATTGACAACGAATACTCTACGTTCTCACCGTTTTCTGAAGTTGCTTTTTTAGGTAGTGAATTTAGCTACGAGTCTAGGGAAGGATATAATATCGGAATGATTAATACTATCCGCAAACTTGTACTAAAAGATATAAACTGGGGGCACGTTGATGTAGAAGAAGTAGATATTCTTTATAAGGAATCTAATAGTTCCGCAGTATACGTCGTAGATACTTTAGTTAAAGATGAATCATACGATACATCTGGAAGCCTTATAACTGAATTTGAAGTTGAGACTGAATTAATAGGAGCTTTAGTAGAAGGTAATCAAATATTACGACCCTGGGATAACGTGCCTAGAAAAGCTCAAGCTCAAGAAATAATAGGGAATAGAATAGTATATGCTAATTATTTACAAAACTATAATGTTCCAACCACTACTTTAACTTTAAGCTCTATATCTAATCAATACGAAATAGAAGATGTTGGCTCCCCTGTATTTTCTGTAAAATCAATGAGAACATACCAAGCAGGGGTAGTATATTTAGACAAGTACGGGAGAGAAACTCCTGTATTTACTAATAAAGAAGCGGGAACACAATTAAGCATTGCTTCTTCTAGTTCGTTTAATAGACTTATAGCTCAGCCAACAAATACTCCACCTAGCTTTGCAACACACTATAAGATATTCTTAAAAGAAACTTCTAACGAATACTATAATTTAGCATTAGATAGATATTATGATGCTGAAGACGGCAACGTATGGCTGTCTTTTCCTTCTTCAGAAAGAAATAAAATATCAGAAGAGTCATACTTAATAACAAAAAAGCAACATGACAATAATCAGCCAGTAACTTCATTATCAAGATATAGAGTCTTATCTATATCTGATGAGGCGCCTGATTTTATAAAGACTGTAGACAAGCCTTTGTCTTCTGCTGGGGTAGAAAATAATTCAATAATAGTTTCTGGGGCTTTGGCACTGTCATTTATAGGCCCAAATCCCGCTTCTGATCCTGATTTTGGTCCTAAATTTAATGGGAACAAAGTTACTTTTTCTTTAGGTAATTTTGTTTCTCAAACATACGACGTGCAGTTATCTAGAGTGGTTAGCCAACCTACACAGTCAACAACCCTTTATGAGTTAACTTTAAACAGAGGTTTAGGTTCAGATGCTGAATTTTTAACAAACGTATCAGTTGGAAGTGTTTTTAATATAAATATTTTTGAAGATAAATTGGAAACAAAACCGGAATATCAAGGTAGATTTTTTGTAAAAATACCCAGAGATTTTTCTTTTGATTCTAACATAATGGATTCATTTCAAGCGCTAGATCCAGAATATTCTGTATTAGGAGTGCAGGATTTTACATTAAATGGCGGAGAAACCACTTATGCAAGTGATGGTAATTATGGTCCTTACTGGATTGATTGGGGTAATGCATTTGGAGGCGGAACCAAAACTTATGTAGCCGGCAGGGATAATTGGATGGATGGCAGGCCTTTTGCAAGCCCAAGTCCTCCTGATGGGCCTATAGGTTCTTTCATAAATAATCCTGAACCAGATGGGACAATCTTTTTTGGAAATCATAATCCTATTACTAAAGGCAGCGAATTTGTAGGTTTTAACTGGTTTGGAGTAAGAGGGCCTAATGACAATGTTCCTCCTTTGTACCTTAATTCAATGTTTGGAGCAGCCCCTGGCCCTTTAGACCCTGATGCAGAAGCAGGCAGGACGTCTAGAGTAGTAACTCCTGATGGGTTTTTAACAACGGGAGCTTCCATAAGGTTTTTAAAAATTGATGATGGAACTGAATCAGAAGTATATATTATAAGTAAGGCTCAAGGGTATTGGAACAGAAGAAGTACGGGCAGCGCAGAAGGACAAAGACGAAATTTTAGGTACACTATTTTGTTAGAATTAGACAGACCTGTCACAGAAAGTTGGGCACCTGATCCTAGTGATAACTATGCTACTATGTTAGCTGCCGCTACTAATATAGCTATTCAAGCTGTAAAGCCGGTTGTTCCAGTAGGAAATAGGCTTCTTACATCTAATAACCCAGCTATATTTGAAACGGAACCTAAAGAAGCTGTAGATCTAGATTTATATTATCAAGCAAGTAATGCGCTGCCTATATCTGGGTACAATGATCCGGTGGAGCTTAATTGGTATAACTGTTTTAGTTTTGGTAATGGAGTAGAGTCAAACAGGGTTAGAGATGATTTTAATGCAGTTACGATGGATAAAGGAGCTACTGTGTCTTCCATATTAGCGGATCCTTATGGGGAAGAGAGAAGAGGAAGTGGCTATATATTTTCTCAAATATACAATTCTACATCGGGAATAAATAGATTAAACCAGTTTATACAGGCATTACCTATAACAAAGGATCTTAATCCTATATATGGCACTATTCAAAAGCTACATGCTAGAGACACCGATCTTATAACTTTATGTGAAGATAAATGTTTTAGAGTATTAGCTAATAAGGATGCTTTATTCAATGCTGATGGAAATGCTAATGTAACTTCTAATACCAATGTATTAGGTCAAGCTACTCCCTATGCTGGTGAGTTTGGTATATCTAAAAACCCGGAGTCTTTTGCTGACTATGGGTTTAGGTTGTATTTTACAGACAAGAGCAGAGGCACAGTATTGAGGTTATCTAGAGATGGATTAACAGAAATATCAAGTAAGGGAATGGGTGATTTCTTTGCGGATAATTTAAAAGCAAACAATAAACTAATAGGATCTTACGATGCCGACAAGGGCTTATACAATTTAACCCTAGTCAATCTTACTTCCGATTGGCAAACTAAGTTTAATCCTATTCAAGCGGACAACTTAGCTATTGCTTGTGAAGACAATATACAAAACCCGCCTGATCAAGAAAATTATATAGGTACCACCGTATCTTTTAAAGAATCCGTAGATGGCTGGACTAGTAGAAAATCATTCATTCCTGAATCGGGAGTTTCTTTAAATGACAGGTATTTTACGTTTAAAGATGGGTTAATGTGGGCTCACAATGAAAATTCTATATATAATAACTTTTACGGGGAACAATACATAAGTTCCTTCAATGTTCTTATTAATGAACTGCCTAATGTTGTTAAAGCTTATACTGCTTTAAATTACACAGGAACTAAGTCTAGAGTTCTAGAGTATGAAAAAGCAAACAGCAATAAATGGTATTCTATAGCTGAGGTTAATGCAGAGAGTTGGTTGCCAACATCCTTAAGAATAAAAAACCCGGGCTGGTATGTAAACTATATAAGAACAAATCTAGAAGGGGGAGAAGTAAAAGAGTTTGAAGATAAAGAAGGTAAGTACTTTAATTATATAAAAGCATTAGCCGTATGCGATGAAGCTTTTGGTTTGGGAACACCTACATCAACAACATCAGATCCGCAGAGTTATTTATTAACTACGTTTATAGATCTTAGCTGTAGCAATACTGGATCATCTACTGAACCAGATGTAGATTTATTTTTATGGACTAATTGGGATGAAATTATAGGTAATAACGATGTTACAATAGCTAATGAAACGACTGCTCTTTCCGCTAAATGTATAATAGAAGGATTCTATAATACCCTAAGTGATTATACTAACATAGCTAAATCAGGCGTTGAGTTTAAATATTTTGCTACAGCTGGATTAGTTGTAGGCACTCAATTGTACGATTATAACACTGAGCAACCTTTAACTTCTGCGGGATTAGGGCTTTACGTACCTAGTAATTTAGGGGAACCTAATGATTCTAGTTTAGACCCTGCTAATCTTGCTACTGTTCCAGATAGTTACGATATAATAATATACAACTCCAGTGGGGTTATAACGGAAATTATACAATATAATACTATAGTAGCTTCATGTTCAGATCCTACAGGGCCTCTTACTTTTCAGATTACTACAACAGTAAATTCTACAAGTGTAGAGTTACCTTATGATGCTTCGGGGACATATTCAGGCACTATTAATTGGGGAGATGGAAATACCTCTGTTAATTCTTACGCTAATAGAACCCACACATATACGGCGGCGGGTGTTTATACAATAGAAATATCCGGTAGATCATCAAGAATAATATTCAGTAATCTATCTAATTCTATAGCGGCACTTTATACTAAGTTGGTAAAATTTGGATCTCCTATGTATTTTGAAAGGTTAAGCTTTGGAGCTGGTTCGTCTGTTATTGATGGGGCAGTTAACATGGATTTTTCTACGGTAGAAGATGTACCTAGTTTTACTCTTAATGCTCATATAGAGAATCTCACGAGAGGCTTATCTATTAACAACTTTAATAATATAAGTAATTGGGATGTGAGTAATGTAATTAATATGGAGGCCGCATTCCGTGATAATACTTCTTTTGATCAGAACATCGGTTCATGGGACGTTAGCAGGGTAACCGCAACGGAGAGTATGTTTCAAAATGCTGCAGCTTTCAATCAAAACATAAATTCTTGGGACATGAGTAGTGCTGTTAATGTAACTACTATGTTTTACCAGGCAACGTCGTTTAATCAGCCATTAAACTCATGGAATATGAGTAGTGTTACTAATACTAGTAGTATGTTTAGGGATGCAATCGCTTTTGATCAACCTATTGGTAATTGGGACGTGAGTAATGTGACTAGCATGAGCTTTATGTTTGCAGCCAATAGCTCTTCTTCGCCTACTATATTTAATCAAGATATAAGTTCTTGGGATGTGAGTAATGTAACTGTTATGCAGAAGATGTTTTTACATAATCATTATTTCAATCAGAACATAAATTCTTGGAATACTAGCAGCTTAACGTCTCTATTATGGACGTTTTACGACGCTCGTGCATTTAATCAACCTCTTAATAGCTGGAACACTAGTAACCTTAACAATTTAACATCCACATTTACTGATGCTATTGTTTTCAACCAACCTCTAAATAGCTGGGATGTGAGTAGTGTGACCACTATGTACGGAACGTTTAATAATGCCGAGGCTTTTAACCAACCTTTAAACAGCTGGGATGTGAGCAGTGTTACTACTATGGAAAGTATGTTTGAAGACAACCTTTCTTTTAATCAAGATATAAACTCATGGAATGTTAGTAGTGTAACTTCTATGAAAAAAATGTTTAGGGTCGCAACCGCTTTTAATCAGCCTTTATACAATTGGAACACTAGCAATGTTACTACTATGACTAGTATGTTCTCAAACAACAGTATATTTAATCAACCATTAAACACTCAATCAGTTACAGTTGGAGGAAGTACTTACACTGCTTGGGATGTGAGTAATGTGACCGATATGAGCAGTATGTTTAGTTCTTGCAGTGCTTTTGATGGTGATATAGTCAATTGGGATGTGAGTAGTGTTACTAATATGAGTAATGTGTTTTTAAGTGCGACTGCTTTTAATCAAGATATTGGCTCTTGGAATGTCAGCAGTGTTACTAATATGAATAAAATGTTTGAAAATGCTGATTCTTTTAATCAAAATATTAGCTCTTGGAACGTGAGCAGTGTGACTAATATGGAACGCATGTTTTATGATGTAAGTTCGTTTAATCAAAATCTAAGTGGTTGGAACGTTGCTAATGTAACAGCTTGTTTAAATTTTAGTGCACAATCAACCGGATGGACATTAGCAAAACCTAATTTTACAAATTGTACTCCATAATTAATTAAAAAATAAAAAATGGCAGAAGATTTAACATCAGAATTTAATTACACGTCTACTGTAGTTCAATACACTATACTAGAGGGGACTAATATATCTAGCCTTTATCCTACGGCAGTTATAAAAATAACCGCTAATCCAGGGTATACAGTAACAGCTGGAGATTTTTCTTGGAATGGCCCTTTAGCAGGTGTTACTAGTGTGGTTTTTACTCAAGACGGAGAGTTTGTTTTATGTACAGTTACGTATGACACAACCTCTGTAATGCCTGCATATAATGTTAATATAGGATTATGTATAATAGGAGATGCTGTTTTAGCAGCGGTAACTGTGGCTGGTACATTAACAAGTGTTGTCGATGCTAGCGTAACTACCACTACCCCGTCTGAAACCAACACTCCTTATAGCGCGTCAGGAACTGAAGGAACTACCTCTGGAACATTGTTCACTAGAACTTATACTGCTCCTACAGGTAGTTACTGGCCAGAAAATACTGCTCCTAGTATACAGCTTACATCTGGAGATCTAGGTCAATACAATATTACTCAAACGCCTACATACACGGCTAATAATGAGCTTACCGCTATAACATATACGGTAACTTATATATTTACTGACACAAATGTATCTGGAGATAAATTTGATATAACAATACCTAAAGTTGCAACTATTTTAGTGCCAGCAACAGGGGTTACATCGTTTACTGGACCGACTACAGGAGTACAGGCCAGCGGAACTAATTACGTTATGACAGTACAAGGTGCCGCAGGAGCTACGTATAGCATTTCTATGAGCGATGGGACAACTTCTACCGTTGTAGTTACTAATGCAGTACTAGGAGTTACAGGTAACGCTCAGCACAATTTTATAATTCCAGCAAATACAGGTACATCAAATATAACTTGGACAGCAACTATATCTGGAGATATAGAAACTGGAGTTCCTACGACAATAACGTTTATACAGTTATACCCAGTTGTTCCTTGCGGAGGTCCATTAGCGGATGCTCCTGTAAACGCAATAACCGATTATGTAGAACCGTTAGAATCAGGAGGTGGATTACTTGCGTTTTTAGTTAAAGCAGGAGCTTCCACTAAATTTGAAATAATACACGGAGATGCTACTGGAACTAAAAAAGCTACTTCAGGAAGAATATTAACAGGATTAACAAATGCGGGACCTTTTGACAATGTAACTGGTACCGAACCATCTAATACTTTGCCTACAGATGCTCAAGCAAATGGAGGAATAGATCAGTATATTCAAAATCCTTTTAATCCTGTTAAAATGTCAACTAGACAAGGCGATTTTAATACTGATACTACATTTACTATTCCAACTATGACAATTGGAGGGGAAACCTATCACCAAGTTTTATGGTGGGAATATACCGCAGCAGATTATACAGCACTAAGCAGGGCTACTTTAAGAGTAACTAATTCAAATGTGACAGGAACTATAGCAGCTAAAATGTTTAAGGTATGCTGTCCTGACGCAAATTGTACAACATAAATAAATAAACTATGGCAGGAGCAACTCCTATACAAATAAACTTTGCAAACCATACCCCAATAGGATTAGATTTGCACGACATAATATGGTACTCTGACGCATCGACAGGGGAAGAAGTAATGATGGGTCCAGTAACAACTATAGTAAACAATGACGACACTTCAACATACTATATAATAGTAAACGCAGCTTATGGAGTTTCAGCTCCCACAACGGACGATTTTGTTTACTATAAGAAAAATCCAATAGGATATGTAAGCTCTTTAAAAGGATATTTTGCAGAAGCTCAATTTGTAAACACAGAAACTAAATATGCAGAATTGTTTTCGGTTGGCGCTGAAGTATTTGAGAGCAGTAAATAATGTGTAATAATATAATATAAAACAGAAAATATGTTAGGATCAGCACTAGGCGTCGTAGGAGGCCTTACAAAAATAGCCGGTGGAATTATCGGATCGAAGAAAAGAAAAGCTGAGCAAAGAGCAGCTCAGAAAGAAATGAACATGAGAAAGGCTCAGTTTGAAATGGCTGATACTTCTAATGTATATAAAGACATGGAAAATACCATGGAAGACTTAACCGTTAATACGCAGCAAGCGGATTTTCAAGCGCAGCAAGCAAATCAAGGTATTGCAAATACTATGAATGCAATGCAAGGAGCAGCTGGCGGTAGTGGCATTGCAGCTATGGCTCAAGCTATGGCAGGACAGCAAGCTCAGAATATGCAACAAGCTAGTGTATCTATAGGTCAGCAGGAACGAGCTAATCAGATAGCCGAAAGAAATATGGCTAGCCAATTACAAAACCAAGAGCGAGTAGGGGAATTACAATCTAGGGCAGCTGAAAAAGAAAAAACAGATACATTATTTGGTATGTCTCAGCAAAGGCTAGGAGCTGCAAATCAAGCTATGGAGGCTCAAAGACAAGCAATAATAGGTGGTGTTGGAGATATGGTTTCAGGGGCCTCGGGAATGGGTGGCATACAAAATGCTTTAAAAGGAAACTTTATAGCGGACGCAGAGGAATAATAAAAAAAATATGGCAAATTCAGATTTAATAAAAGGTGCTGGAGCATTATATGCTAGCCAAGCAACTGACATGGGAGCTTCGTTTTCTAAAAGTTTAGAGAAAGGAATGGCTAGAGCTAAACAAATCACACAGGCTAAGAAGCAGGAAAAAGCCGCTATAAAAAATAGAACAGCTAACTTTATAAATAGGCTAAACTCTACTGTAGACGTAACTAATTTAGACGGGGCTCAACAGCAAGCGGTAACTAATTTTCTAGTTGAAGGAAGGAATGAATATGCTAGTTTAGCGGGACAAGTTGCCAAGATGGATCCGGATAGTGGTGGTTACATGGATGCGGTAAGTAGAATGAATGATATACAAATGAGTTTCCAAACCTTAGCGGGGAATATAAAGACGTATAAAAAAGACAGAGTAAGCTTTTTAGAAGATTTTGATAATGGTATGCTTTCTGAAGGTAATGAGGTTAACACGCTAGGGGAGATTTCAAATATATATACGGAGGGTAGTAATTTTAGCGTTTCAGCCGGAGGGGGATTGCAGTTTTTTGATGAAACGACAGGTCTTAGTAAAAATTATTCAGATATTCAAAAGCCATTTTTAAAAGATTTTGCAGCGGCAGACGCTATAATGCAAATGAATGAATCTTTATACTCCTCAGGTAAATCATTAACCGGGGCTAGAAGGAATATGATAGAACAAAAGCTTAAAAACTTAATAAGCAAAGGAGGCAGGGATACCCTTATGTCGTTAGCATCAGATGATTTTATTATGGAGGGCGGTTTAGGATTTCAAGATCCTATGTTATTTGAGCCAGAAAATCAAGATGCTTTAAAGCAAGCTGTATTAGACGGTTATATGAATGTGTTAGATGCTTCCGCTGCTCAAGGAGCGGCAGATAAAGCGCCTAAAGCTTCCAAAAATTCAGGGTTATCAATGACGCCTGGTCTTAGACAAGAACTTGCTTTACAAGGAACAGATGTTGTGGAAAGAGCAAATTCTTTTGTGTCTACGAACGATCCGGTAGAATTAGTAGAAATTCTTAATGGCGGAGCTCTTAAAACAGAGTTTTTTACGCCTGAAGATTTTATAAAACAAGTGCCCGACGATGAGGTTGGAAACAAAGAAAAATGGCTTGAAGAACATAAAGATAAAATAATATACGACCCAGGGTCAGGTGGCAGACCTATAAAAGTGGACCTTTCGGACTCCAATGCTAAATATAAGTTTTTCATAAAAGAAATTTCGGGGTTAAGCGATAATGCTAAAGGTTATATTCTACAACAATACCAGCCTCAAGCTACTGAAAGTACAGGAGGAGCATCTCAATTTAATAAATAATAAAGCATGAACGAAGAAGCATTAAAGTACTCATTTGACCTATTTGTGAAAGATGGCTATAATGGCACAATAGACGACTATAAAGAGCTTATTAAAACAAATGATAAGGCTAGATCAGTTTCTTATAATTTGTTCACTAGTGATGGTTATAATGGCTCTGACACCGACTTTAATAATTTGATGGGTATAGATAATACTATAATGTTATCTGATGAAGAATTGGGAAAGACAAACGACTCTGCGAATGTGGATCCAAGTGTGGAGTCAGACACTATGGGATCTGGATTGGACGATGGTTTTTCGGAGTCTCAAGAAAAAGATACAGAAATTGAAAAATTATTCGGTAAAAACGAAGTTACTGATTTTTTCGGAGATATAGCTAGAGCTTGGCAATCAGGTACAGCTCAGGGAAGGTCTTTAGATTCTGCTATAGAAATATTTAAGAGTGGCAAAGACATGACTGAAGATCAGTATGTTGAATTTGTTGAGCAAGCTCGAGCTATGGAAGATGCCGGCCAAACAGATGAAATGATAGAATTTGGCAAGCAATATGCTAAAGATAAAGAAGAATATGGAAGTGTAGGCGGGTTTTTTACAAGTTGGTGGAAAAATCCAACAGTGATGACACAATACACTGCACAGTCATTAGCCAATATGGTTTCTAGCGCAAGAAACAGTGAAGAAGCCGCTTTAATGGCTGCTGGAGGCGTTGCGACTGGGGCAGGAATTGGTTCTGCTATTCCAGTTGTTGGAACTATCTTAGGAGGACTATCAGGCGGGATGGGGGCTTTGTCTGGAACTATGGAAGTAGGTTTTACTACTGCTCAGCTATTACAAGAAGCTGCGGTTGATGCCGGTAAAGATTGGAATACTATGTCCAACAAAGAGCGAATAGATTGGACTAAAGAAGTTGTAAATAATGAAGAACTATATAACGATCTAACTAATAAAGCTTTAAGAAGAGGTATCGCTATTGGGTCTATAGATGCAGTTACTGGAGCGCTAACTGGTGGTATAGGTAAAGTTGCTAGAAAAGGAGTTGCTGCAACAACTAAAAGTGCTCTTGCTGGAGCCGCTGAAACTGCAGCTATTGCTGCTACTGAAACAACTGGAGGATTAGCTAGTGAAATAGCTGGACAGTTAGCTGCTGGACAAGAATTAGATGCTCAAGAAATACTTACTGAAGGATTTGCAGACAAAACGTTTACACTTGTAAATGTAGCTAGAGGAGGCTTAAAAGGGCCTAAGTATACATTGGAAGGTGAAAAAATGAATGGCAAAAGATTCAGAGAGGCTGTTCAAACAATGGACGATGCTACCGTTGCTACCGTGGATTTTGAAATATCTAATGATCCTTTAATGGAGAAGATAATTCAGAACAGAAAACAAGATATAAAAATAGATCAAGAGATCGATGCCACTATAAGCGGAGTTGATGATAGAGCTGAAATAATTAAGCTACAAAAAAAATTAAACAAATTAAAAGGGAACGACAGTGTAACTGCGAGCAATACTAAAAAAGAAATACGATCTCAAATAACTGAAATACAAGATAAGTATAAAGGCTCTGAAGTTGATGTAACTATTAAGCAACGCCAAGAAGCAGTGGCTAAGGCGGTTGATACTAAATTTGAAGAAAACTTTAATAAATACTATAAAGGGGCTAAGCAAGCCGCTAAAGATTTAGGTTTTAAAAGTACACAAGGCCCTAAAATTTACAAAACAACGAAAGGGTTTATATCTGCTATTGCTAAAGCCGAAAACTTGTCATTTGATGAAGCTCAAGAAAAAGCTAAAGGAG